CAAAGTCATCATCCATATTGACGATCTTGCCCTCAAGCGCTCCGCATTCTTCGCACGTGCGCTCATCCTCAGCAGTACACCATATTTTCACGACGTCTTTCATGTATCCGGCGGCTTGCGCCTGCTTTACGCCCTCGTATGCCCCTTGGTTATAGGCAAACGCGAGCTCCGTCCGGGCGATATTATACCCACGGTAGCGGTGCTGTCTCGCCGCGTATCTGATGGCGAGCTCTTGCGCCTTCTTTTCTTTGACGCCGTTATTAAGGAGGTTCTCATAATAGTTAAAGTTCGCCTCGGCTTGCTGCCGGGTCAAACCGACCATGCTTCGCACGGTCCTTGCCAACGAATCCACATTTCTGTTCTCAAGCCTTGCAGCTCGCTTCACGACCGCTCTGAGGCCATCGTGTTGAGCCTGTGTCACGTTGGTCACGAATTCGGCGGATTTTGTCTCCGTCCAGTTCTTTATGCCGTCCGCCATCGGATTGAAGTTCCAGTCCACATATTTGGCTGCCAGTTCGTCCGTGGCGGCTTTCATGGCTTCGTCCCAAGCCGGCAGCAGGTGCTGTACAACGAATCTGTTGTAGTCCTGCTGCCAATCCTTGAGATACTCTGCGCTTAGCTCTCCCGCAAGGATGGCTTCGCGCAGCTCTTTGTATGTGATAGCCTTTCCCTGGGCTCTCCAGAGGTTGGTGAGGAAGTACACCAGGCTTGGTTCTGCAGAATCGAGGAACCTGCGCAGCTTACGAAGCGCGGCGTGGTATTCCGCGGCACTGTACTCGGCCGCTTTTTTGATATCTTGGATTGCCATAGTGTACTTCCCCTTTTGTTTTAGTTGTTGTTGATGAGACCTTCAAGCCGTGCGATCTCGGACTCAAACTCCGCTCTGCTTACGGCTCCGAGGTTGGTCAGCGCCTCATCTGCGTTATCCGCTCCGGTACCGCCGCTGGTGACGGGTACCTTACCATACAGGTACGTTGCGGAGGGGCGGACAAAGTCCGTCTTCCAGATTGTACCCGTATAGGTCAAGACCATCGGGCAGGAGGCGTTAAGCCAGGTATTTGTGGGACCCGTAGCGAAAGAGTTGCCGTTGGTAGACAGCGGCTGACGGATTCCCTTCTCTCCCAAGTTGTTGAGATTCAGCTTGGGTCCTGTGCTTGCGGATGCACGTGAAAATTTAACGTAAATCTTCAGACCTGCATACAGCTCCGTGATGCCGGGAATGGTGGCGGTGTAGGTCACGCCGTCGGTGGACGTCGCCGTATAAATCATCTCCGGTTTGGACGCGCCGATGTAGCCTACTTTGGAAGCTACATAATCCTTTACCTTATCGAAGAAGCGACTAAGGTTTGCGAGATTAATAGCGGGCATATTTCATCCCCCTTTCCTTATGCAAACAGAGCGTCAATCTCTGCGTCTGTGGCGTAGGTGATAGTGGGAATTTCGGTCTTCAGCGCGTAGTTGCCGGCATCGGTCAGCTCCGCGACGGTGCTGGGAATGCTGGGCTTTCCGCTCAGGTCGGCATAAGCGCCGGAGAAGTCGGACTTTGCATCCCATCCTGCTACCTTGGCGGCAGTAATGCCGTCCAGAACGGTCTTATTGCCGTGAGTGTGGTTGCCCTCTGCGGCTGCGTTGACTTTTTCCTTCAGCGCGGTAGCAAGATCGTTCTCCGAGACGTTGTTTTTGGTCGCCATGGTACCCAGACCGTTGACGGTGCCCTCAAGGGTTGTTACGCGGGAAGCCAGAGCGGTCAGATTTGCAGCCGTAGCGTAGTCGCCGATGTTCAGGGCGGAAATGGCAGCGGAAACGTAAGCGGAAACGGTGCTGTCGCCGGTGTCTACCTTGTTCTGCAGGGCAGTGATGGCGGCATTCATAGCGGAAGCGTCATTGGGGTGAGACTGAATCCATGCGGCAATCTCGGCCAGAGTATCACGGGCGGAGTTTGCGTTCTCGGGAATCAGCTGTGCAGCCAGTTCCTCGTTGGCGATGGTGCGGACGGTCTTACCGGTGTCGCTACCAACCAGCGCGTTAAAGGCAGCCTTGCCGGCGTAGGTTGCGTCAGCATTGGTCTTGAAACGGGCGAGCTGGGCGAGCTTAACAGTTTTGCTCATAGTGGTTATCCTCCAAAAAAAATTAAGTATATTGGCGTCGACTTACGCAAAAAGCGCGTCGATATCGCTGTCGGTTGCAACGTTGGCGTCTTCCTGTTCGAGCGCGTCCAGGCGTTCGCCGATAAGCATACCCTGTCGAGCGGACAAGGCAGCATCGTTCATGTCGGTGTAAAGGTCATCAATAATCAGAATATCCATATTTCCCTCCGACGTTAGTTAGCTTTATCATCTTCCGTGAGAATCTCTGCCACATCGGTAATTGTGTCGATGTAGTCAGCGGCTTTGTCGGCGCCGAGCTGTTCGGCAGCATCAGACGCCGCTTCTCCGATGGCTTTTACGGAAGCTGCGTCAATCTTGCCCTCCATAATGCAGTAGACCAGAGCGGGAACAATGGTCATAAGCGCACCGGCAATAACGTTTACTTCCTGACCGTGACCGAAGATGATGGTCACGATACCTGCGAGAGCGGAGATCGCGGAGATAATGAATTTGCGGGATGTGAGTTTGCGGATAAGGTCTTGTTTGTTCATGTTATGTACCTTCCTTTCTGCGAGCTTATTTGAGGTCTAACATCAATGTGCCTTTGCGGAATACCGCGACTTGGTTTTGCGCCACAGTCAGCGGCTTTGCGGGGTATCTTCCGTCCTCGTCGGGTTCGCCATCGGGGTCGGTCAGTAAATCCCAAGCGACGGGTGTGCCGCCTTGTGCGCAGTCGAAGATGCCAAAGTGGGTGAAGGTCGGCCAGCCGTCTGTTACCTTGCACTCGGGCGTGGTCACCTCTTCGCTGTTGGTCACCTTGCCGACAGCAGGGGTACCCCATTTGTTTGTCCATTCAATCGCCTCGGCGATGCTCATCTGGACGCGGCCATAGCTGGCTTCAGTTCCGATTCCGTCTCCGAATTCGGGTTCAGTGAAGTTTCCGCCGTTTTCGTCGGGAGCGGTAGAGGAAAGACCGAGATAGCACTGACCTGTCCCTTTCATTTCTGCAACCTGTCCCGTGATGAGCTTCAAAAAGTTGTTTTTGATGTCGTTTCTAAGAGGCATAGTTTTTAACTCCTTTCTATGGGTTTTTTATTAACTGCGAGACCAATACTTACCTGCGTATGTGTTGGTCAGATAGCCGGATGCAGTAGTAGCGTCCGCCAGATCGGTCGAAGCGATTTCAGTGCCGCTCGTCGCCGTTGCTGACGATGCATACCACCAGCCGCTTGTAACCTCAAACACAGCAGATGCCATGGCAGAGCAGCCATAGAACGCTCTGTAACCAATCTTTGTTACTGTGCTCGGAATATTGATGGAGGTCAAAGCGGAACAGCTCATAAACGCGCCTGCGTCGATGTTCGTCACACCTTCGGAGATAGTGACGGACTCCAGAGCTGAGCAAGTAGAGAATGCGTAGGTTTCGATGGTCGTTACGGTTCCCGGAATTACAATGTTGCCTGTAGCAACCTTGCAGTTCTGGAACGCGTACCTTCCGATGCTGGTTATAGCTGAGGGGATATTGATAGCTTCGAGGGATGTGCATTGGCAGAACGCATACTCGCCGATGCTCGTCACGGTGTCGGGGATGACAAAGGACGTCAGAGCGTTGCAATAGTAGAACGCATGATTTCCGATGCTCGTTATGCCGGGCGAATCGGTGATATCTACAGACACCAGCGACTTCATGTAGGCAAAGCAGCCGTCAGGAATAGTGGTAAACCCGTGAAGCGCCGCCGTTACGGCTTCGCCCTCGGCATTGAAGGTGTATTCGATGTACTGCCCTGCAGCACCGCCTCCGATGGAGTCGATTTCTGTGACGAGATCGCCCGATTTAATAACATCGGTCTTTCCCGTCTTCTCGCGGATTTTATCGCACAAGGCTTGATAATCCGCGCCGGGCATAATGACATAATCAGTCAAAGCCATGTCTTATGCTCCTTCCTGCGACACGTCGGTCAGCGCCACCCACGTGGGCACACCGTCGACAAGGCGCAAAAACTTATTATTGTCCTCGGAGGTTGCCGCCGGGAGCTTTGCGGAGTCGGGGATGTACTCCTCTTTGAGCACATACTTCGCCTCGGACAACTTCTGATAGACCCGCACCGTGTGCTCCGTGGGAGCTGTGTCGGCAAGAGCTCCAACCACAAAGAAATATAACATATTCCCATTATCGTTGAAGTGAAGCATACTCACCAAAAACGGCTCGCCGTTGTCCGTACCACCATATACGGTACAGTTACCTACCGCCATAGCGTTATCCATAGCGGTAAGTCTTTGTTGAGAGCACTCGTAAGTCACTCCGTCAAACTCGACAAAAATATTGCCCTCAAGAGGTGCCATGTCCGTATCATTGCCGTGCCACCTTACAAACATTTCCGCGGTTGCGCTCGGACGTAATAAATAAGCACCGTAACTGCCGTGATATTCCGTCGTTCCCGTTGTGCTCGGCAAAAGGTCTGTTTCCTCTCCTGCATGGCGGTCAAGGATAGACAGATGCTTATTGTCAAGCTGCTTTATTTCGGTTTCTTCGGTATAAATACGCACGGTGTGAGAAGCGCTTGTATCAGGCGTAAATATATAAAACGTGCCGGTACCGGCCATTATAGCTATAACAAAAGGCTCGCCTGTGTCTTCCCCTGCATCCAGTATCGAAACGTTACCCAATGCACCATTCGGTGCAGATTCGTTGTAAACACATTCGACGGTGTACTTGACGCCATCCCACACAACATTATATTCCTTGCCAATGACCAATTCGGAAGGTGCAGGAATATCGTTATTGAGATACACATTAAACATTTCGTTGTGCTCAAATTCAAGTGTCTGCTCCGCTACTACATCGCTTTCCGCAACGCCCTCGTAAAACGGCTTATCAGTCAAGTCGTTCCAGGACGATACACTACCGCCGCTCTCCGAGATTTTCTCGTCGACGAACTCTTCCAGACCATCGACGCAGTCAGCCCGCGTGATAGGATAAAGTAGCCGCTTCCCGCCGTTCTTATCCTTTGAGGTCAGCAGCGCGGGGTATTCATTAACTGTCATATAAAGACCTCCTTTTCATGATAGGGGCATACAAACGTATGCCTGTATGCCCCCTTTAGATTCATAACGCCTATTGCGTTGTCAATTAGTCGATGAGCTGTACCCACAGGTCCTTATCTGTGAGGTTTGCAGGCTCATCAGCTGCGTAGTAGATGTTTGCCTTTGCCTCAAGTGCTGCTACAGATTCCGCGGTGATGGCATCAAGCACATCTTTGTTTGCGTGCTCGTGCTTCTTCGCTACGGCGTCAGCGAGGTCTTCCTCGGTCTGAGTGTAGGTGTCGAGCAGAGCCTTGTTGAGGTGGGCGTGGTTACCCTCGGAAGCGGCATTGACCTTTTCTTTCAGGCTGGTTTCGAGGTCATCCTCGCCAACAACGCTCTTAGTAGCCAGAGCGCCCAGACCGTTGAGGGTTTCGAGGATACCGTCTACGGTAGTCTGATCTGCCTTCTTGCCGATGGCTTCAGTCAGCGCGTCAGCTGCTTCCTGGTGAGTCTCGATGTACTGAGCGAGCTCGGTGAATGTGTTGTACGCCTCAACGGGTACATCACCCAGCATCTCCTGACGGAGTGCGTTGATTGCCTCGGTTACAGAGGTGCTTGTTGCTCTGGTACCAACGTCAGCGATTATCTCTGCCAGTTTGGCAGCCAATGTGGTACTGTCGTCGACGTGGACGTTCTCGGCGGTTGTCTTGACCATTATGTCATAAAGGACACCTTCGAGTTTTGCGCGAAGAATTGCTTTCTTTGCAGTGTTTGCCATGATTTGATTCCTCCATTTTTAGTGAATTTGGATAATATATTCATCCTCCCCGGTTGATTCGGGGTCAGATGCGTTGTCAATGGGATGATTTTTCGTATCGACATAGAGCATCACGGTATACTCGGTGCCGTCATCCCCATCGGCAGCAGTAAGCAGGACATAAGGCTGGTATCCATCAGAGTCTGTCGGGATAGCCCCGCCTGCGCTCATGATGACTCGGGAGATTAACTGTCCGCCTGCATATACGATATTTTCCGTATTTGCTCCTGCGTTGCCGATAAATTGCGTGATAGAACCAAAAGTGACACTTTCCGGTTCTTGCGCGGTCGCGCCCGCGTGGCCTGTGACATATGCTGTCACTTCCATTAGTGCTTTTTGCACTTCCTCTTCAGTCGGGGTTGCCTGACCATATGACTCAGCAGTCAAATAGCCTCCGCCATGTACTGTGTCTGCCGACCGTGCGGCTGCCTCCGCGAAGAATGCAGCGAAGAGCTCACCATGCCCCGGTATCGCTTTAGCGCTTCTGCCGTCTGCTTTTGTGATAACCTTCACATCGGCGGCTCCGCGCCCGTATACGATGCCGTAAGCAATGCCTGCGGCTATCGAACGCACGATGGTATTCATAACCATTTGCACGTCTTCAACCTCTTGGGGCTGTCCGCTCCCTCGCGTGTCCACTTTGGTGGTGCTTTGGAGGAGCACTTCTCCCACGGACGTTGCGATTGCGTTGGCTATGCTTTGCATCTCTGCATTCAGTTGCCCTGCGCTATCACTTGCGGGTGTGCTCCTGCCGTTGGCCATCGAACGCATATGCGCGATAACCTCGCCACGGGAGAATACGTATTCGACGATGTGCTTGGCGGCTTTCGCCGCTATCGCCTTATATCTCGCCCATAGGAAGCGATTCATCGCGGCACCTCGTTAGTCACGCACACCCATTTCACGCCATTCCACATGCCGACGATCTCACAGTAGCAGTTCGCCTGTGCTGCGTAGTCGCCAAGCCCCGCGTGATTGGTGGTCGTGAAATTGACCACAGGAGCGGTTGTGCCCGTAGTGAACGAGATGTACACAGCCTCTCCGGTGTTGGCTGCGTCGGGAAACCCGACGGTCAGAGTTCCGGCGATCTCCCCGAGAAAATACATGACACCAGCCTCGGCGATACCTCCGTCAGGAAGAGCGTCGGCGGTCGGCTGATATACGTCCTTGGCGTGAACGAGGGGGAATTTCCCTTTGTTTTTCTGCGTCAGTCCGCCGATGAGTTCAATGCTGCCTTGATATTCTGCCATAATCTCACCGCCTCCTTATGTTATGCTGACGGTCGTATTGCCCAGATTGGCGTTGACCGACTTGTACACGTAGTATTTCTCGGTGTAACCCGATGCGTTTGTGAATTCCACGGTGGCCACTAACTCAAAGCCGCCGCTAAAACCGCCCACCGCAAACGAGCAAGCGCCGTAGCGTGTAGGGAGGCAATAGAATATATACTGTCCCTCGCCCGCTGTAACGGTCACAGAGGGGAGTTTGTTGCTCCGTAGGGTCTTTGTAAGCCCGAGGATAAAAGCGCTGTCGTAGGCGTCCTGTGCGGCTCCTACGCCGTAGTAAACGCCATTGAGGAACGATATTGATGTACTCTTGGACGCGGTAGCATCCCTCTCGTCGGTAGCTTTAAGCGTCCATGTCTTATTTGCCTTGATTTCAAGCCCTGTGAGGGTTTTGCCTGTGGAGTCCACCGCTTGAGCTTCACCATCGAGGGTGACGGACTTGGGCGTCTTGCTGAACTTCCACGACAGATTGACGCCGGTGACCGTAGTGCCGAGCTCGACGTTGTTCACGTTGTTCGTAAAGCTGGTAATGGTGATGGCCTTGTAATTCAGGTCAGCCATCTGGGACTGCAGCTCGCTGATAGAGTCAACGAGTTCGTTCATATACACATTTTTGCGCGTGAATGTATCGTCGGTGATCTCAAGGAACTGGACACAGTTGTTGGTGGGATAGAATATCTGCACGGAAGATTTCGACGTGCCTTTGATGATATTGACTAACAGGGAGCTGGAGAATCCGAGGATGCTGGTCGAGCCGGTGAACGCGATAAACTTGCCCTGCAGCACATACGTGCCGCTGTCAAGGTCGCGCAGGGCGACGGCATCTGGTGCGTCGCTCACGATTTTCTGAATGACAGAGCCTGCCTTCAGCTGCTCGATGGCTTCACGGGCGGCGCCGTCTACGACCTCATACTCTTCATTTTCGAGTATGAGATATTTCATTTCTTTTGCCATATATTAACCTCCAATCGTTACAGCGGACGCGTTGTGGGAATGACTGAGTCCCTTGACCGTCACGGTGTCGATGCCGTTGTACGTGACCGTCATTCTGCCGGACTCTAATTTTAAAGATTTCTTGCCCTGGTCATAGAGCACAGTCAAGCCGTCATCCCATTCGGGCGTCCACCCGCTGGTCGAAGCTTTGAAAATGTTTGTCTTGCCAATGTTGACGATTCGCCGGTATATACCCGGACGCTTTTTGGATTCGCCTTTTGTGAAAAAAACAGACATACCGATTCCTCCTTATCACTCAAGAGTGCGTCCGAGGCTCTTCTTGGCTTCCTCGGCTTCTCTCGCGTCTTTTTCGTCGTCCTCGGGTGTTTGGTCGTCTTTCTTCTTTTTGTCGCTCTGGGGGGCTCCTGTGCCCTCCTGGGGCGTCTCTCGCGGTGTAGTCTTTTCAGGAAGACCTCCGACGCGGCGTACTTCTTCCTCAAGCTCGTCATCCGGCACGATAATACCCGCGCCGCAAAGCTTCACGATATAGTCCGCGAATTTATCCAGGTCGACTTCCTCAATGTCACCGTGTACCATCTTGGGATAATCCGTTATGCCCTTGAAGTGGTCGCCGTTGAGGTCAATCAAGCGGGGGATTGCCTGGTTGTTGAATACTTCACACACGATGTCCAGATAGGTGCCGATTGCCAGCGCGAATATCTTGGTCTTGCTGTCCGCAAGTGCGAAGCTGCCGACCTGATTCTGTCCCATCATAACGAAGTCAGCAAGGACGGAGGTGGCGATGCGCTTATCATATCGGTCTATGATGGCGTTGGTGTCGAACTGTCGGCGGCTGCCGGATGTGAGGAGCTCCAGCTTCCACCCCGTGCCGTTCTCATAGCCGCCTTTCAGCACTACGCCCTCTCTGGCATCTCTGCGGATACTGGATACGAGGTTTTCAGCCCACGTAAGTGCTGATACCATTTCCGGGTCTTCATTATCGAAAATGTCCATATCGGGGGGAGAGTACAGCACAGGGAAGCCTGCGAGGTCTCTCTCTATGCCGTAGCCTTCGATTTCCTCGATTCGTTTCTTGAAGTAATACGCACGGTATGCGGTTCGGAGGATGGAGCGTCCCTCGGGGTTATCCTTTCGGGAGCGGGTTCGGAAGTGGAGAGCCTTCTCCACGGGGATTGTGATGCGGTTATAGTGCGGAGGCGGTGCCTGGGTCATTCCCACGAGGTCGTCCGTCTCGTCTTTGTATTCCCATCCGTACAGGGTGTCCTGCGCACGAATAGGGAGCTTGCGCCAACCGATGAGACCGTCGGCGTGCTTACTGTTGGTTATAGGGGAGGATGAACGTCCCACGCGCCTCTTGTAGACGATTTCGTGATACGACCATCCGTAAGTCAGGAAGGACAGTATTTCGGACAGCGTATCCGTCCACGTCCGCTCCATGTCATTCATGCAGCTCTCGACGAACTCTGCGCACTCTTTGTCCTTTGAACTGTCCCCGGCGGGCTCCACGTGAAATTCGCAGTTCCGCATGAGCATCTCAATAGCAAAGAGGATCGCACCGACCATGGCGTCGTTATCTGCCATCTCGGTATAGGCTTGCACACCTTTTTTGCCGCGAAGCTCCGAAAGGAACTCTTCATACAGTATGGAGCCGTATCCGTTTTTGCCGTAGCGAAGTTGACCGATGCGGCCTATCTCTCTTCGGTTCATGTGTTACCTCACCTTCTTTTGGTTGCTACTTTGACCAGTAGCTTGTTTTTGACAGCGTTCCGCTATCCTTCGGAGGAACAGAGCTTGTATTCATAAGCTCCAGCTCGTTGAATGCGTTGGAGCCTGCGTCCACCATGTCCTTGAATTTGGACTCCGGGAACGACTCATACTGGCCGAGGAGCGCCTCTGTCCACGGTCCTGCGACCACATAGACGTTGCCTGCCTGCCATTGTGCCGCGAACGGTTCTGCGCGGGCTTCTTTTGTACCCGACTCTTTCACAGCAGAAATACTGAAACCAGCCAGCATTTTTATGTATGATTGACTCTGTTCTTTTCCCGCCTGTCCGGGGTCTATGGACATACGGATGCGGACGCGCTTGTATTTGGATTTATCGGCAACCGCGCACTGTTTGACCAGGGCACGGACCTTCTCCGCCTTGAGGCGGCTGTTTGTGGCGTCAGCAATGACATAGCTGCCATCCTTGCGCTTGCCCAGCAGCACGCTCGCCGTGTATGCCGGGTCTCCTCCCTCGTCGGTGTCTGTGGCTGCCAAGTCCCAGCCGCGCACCCATCGCGCGACGTCGTTTGGCACTTCGGCCAGAAGCTCCGGTAAGGCGGCACGGGGGAAGAATAAGCCTTTAGCTGCTTTTATCTTCCAGTTGCCGTATAAGAGACGTTCCCTCTCGACGATGGAGAGGGCTTTAAGGTTTGCCAGATAGCTCTTGTTTGTCTTCAGGAGCACTTGGTTGTCGTAAATATTTGAAGCCACGAAGGAAACGGACTTGATGTCATCCCGCGTGATCTCCACGTCATAATCTGCTTCGTTTGCCGCGCGGATGACGTCCTCGGGGGTATCTCCCCAGACGATTTCCTCATTCACGCGCGCCATATAGCGTACTTTGCCGCTCCGCTCCGGGATAGGATATCCTGTGTCCTGATCTATCCACCATGCGATAAAGGTAGCGACCCAGCTGTCAGCGTCAGGGTTGCAGCTGCACCGCACATACGGCTCTACGCCACAAGTGGAGCGGTTACGGGAGAGCATATAAAAGAATTGCTTTTCCGAAAAGTGGGTGAGCTCGTCGAACTCCAATAGGCAGATTTCGGAACCCTGCCATTTATGTACGCTCTCATCCCTCTCAAGGTGTCGGAAGCTGACCTTTGCGCCGCTCGGAAACTTCCAATACGGCGCCGGGGATTTAATGGATTGTGCTCCGGGGTACTTCTGGTACAGCTCAAAGCTCGCATCCCAGAGACCTCCGGCATTCAAGATTTGGTTGCTGTTGCGACGGAAGACTACGCATTCAAACTTGCGATTGTCTGCGTGTCGGAGCGGCTCATAGAGCAATGCCCACGACTTGCCGCCGCCTGCAGCACCACCATATATGACGATATCAGCGGGGTTGGACAGAAACTCCTCCTGCTTTGGCTGAGGACGGATTTCCATTCGTATACCCCCTTTGAATAATTCTTGGCTAACGCGCACATTTTGCTCAAACATGCACGTTAGCGTGAGGGCTACCCGCATTTTACGCTACTTATCAACCCTCGGAGTTGTTCGCAACCTGCTTTCGCAGGAAATATTCAAAAGCGTTTGGTGCCACCAGCCGGAATCGAACCGACAACCTGCGGGATACAAATCCGCTACTCTTCCTGTAGAGCCATGGTAGCGTGGAGAGGGTTTGCTAATCGTGTATAATCCTGCGCAGGTAGTGAATCTGCGTCCTTATAGACTTTCAGCTTTGAAACTCAGGCACTACTCTTTGTTTCAGGGGAAAACCTTCGAACCCCGCGTTGCTCTCCGACACAGCAAAGTGACGGCAAGCACGGTCAGCTTATCGCCCTGCCTCTTGGCGTCCGGCTTCACGGATGGAGCGTCCCCCAGCATGTGCTGATGGGCGGATTCGAACCGCCCCTCCTGCCCTTCCGGGCGCGGTGCTTTCCCATATGAGCCTCACCAGCGTATATAAGCGGTTAAGGTCCCGCTCAGACCGCACATCATCCCCCACCGAATGATGTCATTGCGACGAACCCATCCGGCGAACCCCGCAATTCCCACCGTGGTCGACACGCGACATATGAACCTAATCACGAAACGCGTATACTTAACCTCTCCTTTAGCTGGTGCGCCCGGAAGGACTCGAACCTTCGCCCATCTGACTAAATCTCACAAAAATCAGCGCTCTACCATCTGAGCTACAGACGCATGGTCCCCAACCCGAATTCCACGGGAGCTGCAGCGCAGTCAGCTTTTACGGGGTGCCGATGTATACACAGAAGAGAAACTCCGCCATGGAGCGCGGCTGGCCAGAGTCGAACTGGCTTGCCGGATGAAAGGAAAGTAAGACCGGCGTATCCGCAACACAGCCGCATATCGGCGGCAAGCGCACTGTGCAGAGTTTACCTGCACAGCACTTCTCGTCTGTTCCGAGCCGCCATCAAGGAGAAATGACACGGGGAGAGGAGGAGTCGAACCTCCTACGCGCAGAGGTTTAACACTTTCCTCTGCTCTCTGCCGTTGAGCTTTACTCCCCTTGCAGCCTTGTTCTGTTGGCTTTCTGTGAACAGCCAGCATACTACCTGTATTATAACAGAAAACAGCTGTTTCCTCAACGTAGCACTTTCACCAAAATTATTAGTTGTTTTTTGTGAATTTTTAACCTTTTTAACGTTGCATAGTGCCGAGCACGTTCCTTTCGGCGCGATCCTCGGCTCTTTTTGCCAGCCAGAGCAGCGCCGACTCGACGTGCTGCAGGGCGATTTCGTTCTCTCTGGTCGCCATAGGACCGTCCTGGAAGGTTTTGAGGCGGTCGCGTACTATCTCCAGCAAGTCGCTGTCAAGGATGCCGGGGCGGGCATATGAGGCGTTACGAGGTCCTTTCTGGAACTCGATGCAGGCAAGCGGCAGCTCGGTAGTCTCCGGGTCGCAGTCTGCAGGGTAGATATCATAGTCATGGTATGCGCCGCCGGGACCTGGCTCTCCGGTGCGGAATACGGCATTCAGATTATTGCGCCTTTGTATGGTGGACAGTTTTTTCATGTGTTGCTCTCTCTTTCTTGCTGTTCAGGTTTCTTTTCAGTAGTTTATCAAGACCCTTCATGGCTCCCTCGACGTCTCCTGCGTTGATCTGACCACAGAATGTCTTGTATTGCTGTCTGGTCAGCTTCTTGCGGGACATCCGCAAGAGGTGAAAGGCTTTCGGGGTGTCAATGGTTGCTTGCATTATTATTCATCCTCTATTCGTGTTTTCTGTAGTTGCTCCGCTATGCCTTGCATGACATAGAGGGCGTTGGGTAGGGCTATGCCGTTGCCCCACATCTTATATTCGGAACTGTCGGTGTGTAGTTTGTTGTACCACGTCAGAATCTGCGCCCTGGTGTATTCCTTGGCCGCTCTGCCGTTTATGGTAGCGTGGGTGTTTCGGACGTTCAGCCAGAAGCTGTATTCTTCGTCCGAGAGGGTTTCTTTGTGAGGTGGGTGTCCCCATGTGTCGGGGAATCCTTGAAGACGTGCGCACTCGGTAGGCGTGAGGCGGCGGACGATGTATCGGCTGCACACCGCTCCCGGTCCTTTTGCCGTAAGTGTCGGCTGTTGATCTGGAAGGATAGAAAAGCTATATTGAGCGTTTGCGCCCTGGTTGAAGCTCGCGCGGTCGAGACCGTATGCCACGACGTTCGGGTCTTTATAATCCCTCGATAACAGCGTGGGCGTCACGTCCTCGGTGACATGCATATAGCTGCCTGTGGTCGTGCAGTAGGTCGGGCACTCCTCCACGATTGCCACGCCGCCCTGGTTGCAAGCGGGATTTCCTCCGTTGAGGTCGAGTGTTCGGCTGGTGGATGCTTCATAGATGCCGCTTTGCGGGTTTGCGGACTTCATGGCGTTGCTGTCGTAGCTGCTGATTCCGTATGCCACCGCGTGGACGTCCTTCGCCGTCAGCGTGTACATACTGTCGCCCGGTCTGATTCCGAAGCCTGAGCCCCCGGCACGTTCCGCTTTTCCGATTTTGTCACCATCAATGCAGCACACAGGCTGATTGTTCCCGCTCATTCCCGCGGCTGCGGTTATAGTGGGGCATATTCCCTCGGTGTTGATCTCGGCGCCGCCCTGCTGGGTAGCCATTACAATAATCTCGTTGGCTCTCTCGCTCTTGCAGAACGACTCCATGACCATTGGCACGTTGCCGCCGCCCGTTCCCATGCGAGACGTGAGAGTCTGACACTTCCCGCTCTCGTCGATATTTACGCGGCTGTCGGCTGGGTGATTTTCGATGCCATAAGCTATGGCACCCTGCGCTCCCGCTCGAAGTGTGCCGTTTACGGGGCTCTCCTTGCCGTACTCGGATTGACCTCCGATGTTGTCGATTATGTATGTGCTTGCTCGATCTGCTGCTCCAGCGCTTCCTTGAGCATTTTCGGCAGGACTTTGCCCCTCCGCTCCGCTCTCCGCAAGATGCCCCTGCAGGCTTTCTCGCTCAAATAATATTTCTCCGGCGCATTCTCCTGTAAAATCTGCGACAAGGTAGATTCGACGGCGACGTTGGGGGACTCCCCAATATTGCGCATCGAAAGTGCGGTATGCAATGCTCCATCCATCGCCCAGGATGCAATCCGCGTATGGCCACTTGCCATTTTCAGGCGCAGGCAGCGGGGGTGCTTCCGGCTCGGTGATTTTGATGAGCTCTTCGAGGACCGTGCGGAAGTCCTCGCCTTTGTTGGAGCTGAATGCTCCCGGTACGTTCTCCCAGACTGCAAACTTGGGGTATTCATCATTAGTTGCTCGCCTCATTTCCTTGATGATGCGGACAGCTTCAATGAAGAGCCCGCTCCTTGTTGTCTCTGAGTCTCCATTGGTTTCGTGCTTCATTCCGGCTCTTTTCCCTGCCACGGATAAATCCTGACACGGCGACCCGAATGTGATGATGTCCACCGGCTCTATCTCGGCACCGTTTATGTCGGTCACGCTGCCAAGATGGCGTAAGTTAGGGGAAACGCCCCCTTGTTACTGCTATCGGGTATGGCTCGACCTCGGATGCCCAGCGCGGCTCTATGCCGCATAGGCTCCCGGCAAGCGGAAAACCGCCTGAACCATCAAATAGGCTGCCTAATTTCACATACATTCCTCCTAAATGTCATAGCTATGCTATAACGATGTCATAGAGTTCCTGCGTTGTCGTTGGATTTTTCTGAATTGTTCTTTCGCTTGTGGGGTTTCGAGCTCGGCCTGTATGTCGTACAGGGTCTTTCCACGAGCCCAATAGGGGTAAACAAGGTTAGGGGTGTCCTGCATGGATAGCAGGTCGTTCCACAGCTCTCTGTGGTTGTAGTAGATGTTCAAGAGTGCGGCTTTCGTGGCGTTGGGACAGAACCAGCACCCGTTCCGCTTGGCGAAGGAGTAGATGGGGGACAGCAGGCCCCGCTCTCGGCAGATTTCCGTGGCCATGTCCTCGGTGATGCCGTACTTGGCGAGGATCGAGACCGAGCCCTCTTTCAGCTTTGCCAGACGTTTCGGTTCGTCGGCGGCAATGCCCACGTACATGGTGATGGGTTCCGTCTGTGCCCTCTTCCAGGCGTTGATGGCGCGCATCTTGCAGTCGCTGTTTATGGCGCATCTGCCCGGAATAGGGAAGCCTATCACTTTTCCGACGCTCTTCCCCTTCGTGCTGACGTGGTAGAAGGAGTCCTTCATGGTGCGGTCGGAGCGAAGCACGGTGGTCTTGATACCGTAGTCTCTCTCCAGTTTGGGGATGGCTACGTTGTAGATGAAGTCGCGGTGTTCGGGAATCTCGCCGCTGATTTCGGGGGTGTACATAACCTCGCAGTAGATGGCTCCATCAATAGGCAAGCCCGCCTCTGCCGCGACAATGGCCGTCGCAAGGCTGTCTTTGCCCATGGAGCACGATACAAAGCGTTTCATAAATCACCTCGTTATGTATGTGGTTGTCTGTTGGTGAGGAGAGGGTATCGGCTTGCTTGCTGATACCCTCGGAGGATGATGATTAAAGAGCGCCCTCTTTCTCAAGCTCTGCCTTGAGGATGGCGTGTACTTCTTTTTGCTCGGGGTTGAGTTCGTCGAGGTTCTTGCTGGAGACCATGTTCTCGGGGAGGTACAGGTCGTCCGTGCCCTCGGTCTTGCGGTAAATGCTCAAGCAGTCAGGAAAATCGCTGCTCACTACGGCATAATAGCCACCGCCTGCGTTGTACTGCGATAGCCAGATGCCGCCGCCTGTATAGAATGTTTCGATTTCCATGTTTTCTTCCCCCTATCTGTGTATTTGCTGTCCCTATACTGTGATTATACCAGTAAAGGGGCAGAAAGTGAAGGGGTTTGCATGTGTTCCCTCTCGCATATGTCTACGATATGTCGGCACAGCGGCTCGGGTATCCGACTGCGATCCCGTGCGCCGTTGATTTTCTGTGTGCCTCTTTTCGACCCTCTCGGTGAGGGTTCGTGGCACTTGTCGCCGTTCTTGCAAGCAGGGATGAAGTTGGGAGCGGGATGGTTCGTCCAGATGTCGGTGGGCTTCATCCTGGTCTCTCCGTACTTGCAGTATGTAACCGTGTAGCGCGGTATGCCTCTCATGAACCGCATCTTCCTCATACCTCCGCGCGGGTTCTCGATGAAAAAGATTAAAGGAGGCAGCCCTTGTCGCTGTCTCTCCGCTTGCAGTTCATTTATTAAATCGACCACGTGGGTATTGATGGCGTCGCACATTCTCGCATAATCTGTCACGGCCAGCAGATTCCCGTCCGCTTCCTTGCGCCGATGCACAGAGATAGCCATGACGGAGTATGTGGTGCAGTCCGGGCTTGCCCATATCACGTCGGGTATACCGTTGCAAAGTTCAATGACATTCGCGGCTGTCAACGTTCCGACGTCGGCACAGAGGGTCGGGGAGAAGCTCTCTTCCCAATCTACCGTGTATACTTCGTGACCGCACTCCCTGAATGCGTTTGAGATTGATTTCGTGCCGCAAAATAATTCAAGCACTTTCACGCTGCCTTATTCCTCCTCATGCTTATCTCTGCCATTGTCCGGCATATAAAATGTTACTGCAGGTGTGGCTTGACCGCCATCCCTCTCTTCGACTACCTCTCCGACGTCACCACGTGAGAGGCGCTCCAGCTTGGAGCCGACATCCACCATGCGGGTCATGTCTCCTGCCTTGATTTCGTCATCGGGTATTTTGGCGAGAGCTTTCGCGGCTTTAATCAGCATAGCACTCGCGAGGTCTGCGTGTCTCTTCCGCATTTCTCGGATAGCCTTGGCCTGCTCTTTCTGGGCGATCTCGCGCTCTATGCGCTCTTGCTCGTCATCCCAGGCGGCGACTCGCTCGACCCACTTGCCTTCGCTGCTCCAGCGTCCAATGAGCGTGTCACTCTTGCCCAATAAGACAGCTGCCTTTCGGATTGACCGTTCTTCAGCCCCCATATCTCGGTAAGTACAGAAGGCTTGGTATCGCTTAGGAGTCTCTTCTGGTTGCCGTTCCCACGGCTTTGGTGTATTTGCCTTTGCCATGTCTATAACCTCCTCACGGCTCGTTCTGCGGCTCTACAGCCGCTTGTAAAATCTTCTTTGTGACCACGACGGGTACTTTCATCGCGTTCACGGTTTCTTCTTGCCCGTTTTCCTTTGCCCATTCTTTCACAAGGTTGATGTAGGCGAGCTCCTCACCATCGCGGATGCAGGTCACGCCGATGTTTCCGGTCTGGGCTACGTAGCGGGAAATGATGACGTCGCTATAGATGGGGTCAAGCTCCGTCGTGAAGCACCGACGCCCGGTCAGCTCGGCACCCATGAGGGTGGAACCGCTCCCTCCGAAGAAGTCCAGCACGATATCGCCCGGCTGGCTGCTGTTCTCGATGGCTCTCACGGGAATTTCAACGGGCTTTTGCGTTGGGTGGAGGTATCCCGTTTCCCTCGCGACCTCCCATACCGTTTGCATTCGGTCATCCCGATACAAGTCTATGGGCTTGCCCTCTTCCATGCGGACGTAGCGCATCTTTTTGCCTTTCGGTGGTTTGTCCGTGATACAGAGTTTTCCGCCGGTACCGTCCGTGAGTACGACTCCGCTCCCGAGTACAGTCATCATGTGACCGTCTTGGCGTGTCGTCACCCTCCAGACCGTGTGCTGCGCTCGATCTCCGTAGTAGTTCGGGGCTTCCCCCTCCTTGCAAGCATAGAAGCACGGCTCGTGGGCGTGTTGGTAGTCCGCTCGACCGAGACTGATGCCGTTTTTCGCCCATATGAGGTATTGGCGCTCTGCGAGTCCTGCCTGCATCATGGCGTCTTCAAAATCTCGGCGCGTGCTGCTTGCGTGCCAGATGTAGAAGGCGGCTTGAGGGATGGTGTGTTTGCGGTAGTTGTTGAATGCGGGTAGTAAGAGGTTATTGAACAGGTCGTCCCCTGTCTTGTCATCGTTCTTTATCATTTGCCAGTTCCCGCTGTTGGCCGCCCCCTGGTAGCTCACTCCGTAGGGTGGGTCTGTGTGTACCATGGCGGCTTTTTCTCCGTCCATAAGGCGGTCGATGGTCGCCTCGTCC